AAGCACCACGGCAGCACGGAACCAGCAGAATGCCCGCATTCGCCGGTATAAACGGCAGCAGTTTTTTGGCGATATGCAGCCCCTGCCCCACGGTTCCGTACTGCCCCTTTGACAGGTCCGCTTTCGGATGGTTAAGACGGCTCATGTCCTGCACATCATGCAGACAATGGTCCGCCGGAATGATGTCGTTATATTTGCATGCTGCACCGCCCGGTGTCACCGTACTGCGGCGCGCCAGCTGCTTAATGCGCGGGTCCGGACGGTCATATGTCTCCGGCAGCGGAAGACCTTCACCATACGACATGCCATTTGACTGCCCTGCCAGACCCACAACAAAGTAATACTCCGGGTCGCTGGTGGCACTGACAGCCACCGCCTTACCCTCATTACCGGTCACCGCCACTGGTGTGGTGACATCACCTTCCGCCGCAATGGCCTGCATCAGGGTATAAGGCGTGATGGCCACCGGACTGCCAAATGGCTGCCAGCCCTCCTTCAGTTTTTGTGTCAGTCGTTCAGCAAGGTCTGACGGCGATGCCGCCCTGACCACATCGTAGTGTTTAAATGCCATGAATCCTCCCGGCCGGGATAATGTTCTGAGTCAGAGAAGGCACGGGCTGACCTCCGGAAACACAAAAGTCACACAGAAAAACAGCCCGCAAAAAAGAAATACGCCCTTACAGTTGCGCAAGGTGATTACTCTAAGGTATTATTAGGGTGCTGAATAAATTACTTCACGTTTTGTTATTTATTCCTTGCCAACCGCTCTTCCCAGGAGCGGTTTTTTTTACATGTAAAAAGGCTCCTGCGATGAGGAGCCTGGATGTATGCCTAATCTCTGTATACTGCATGGTGCCGGGTGCCTCCCGGTGAACAAATGTCCGTGATATCAGTCGGCCACACAGGAAATGATACGATATCACCCCTCCGCACAGGGGGATTCACTATGCTGGCTCGTTTTTACAAGACTTCCATCGATCAGACAATAGTCCATCAACCGAATTGTGAGTCATTTAACATTTCCATGAGGTAACTGATATCCAGCTAACAATCATCTACAATGGACGAAGCCAGTTCCAGAACTTGCCCACGGTACAGCAACAACCACTGCATACACATAATTACCACCGGACTCTCTGAACCTGCCTCCTGGCTAACCCCAGATACAACACCACCAGTCACAAAAGCATCTTATTCTGAAGTACAACTGCCGTGCGGCAGATACTAAAAGCGCCTGTATGTAACAACATAAATATACAGGATATGTTTTATCCACGGGATATAATTTTGATTTCATCAAAACCGTTACTACCTGCAATTCTGTTGTACTCCTGAACAAGACTCAGTAACTCCGAATTAGCCGCGGTGAACTCCTCACAGACGTTCCGAAGTGCATCTACATCCAGAAGAACCATCTCCTGACCTGAACGTCGATCAGGGGTACAAAATAAAACTGTCAGACGACTGAAGACCTTTGTTCGTTCCACATTGACGGCTTCAATACGCTGTAACAGTTGGCTACATCTGATTTTCTCATCAATATTCACGCAAACACCAAATGATTATAACTTTTTATGCTGAACACATTCAGACTATATCTAATACAGTCAATCAATATATGCCTGATGAAAAAACATCAGATAACGTCTGCTTTCTGCAAATATGCATAGCTCTCAGGTGGTGCACCATAATACTGGTGAAATACAGAAATGAAATAGGACTTACTTGAGTAACCACATTTTTCCGCTATCGCTTGTCCAGACTCTCGCTGGAAACATACAAGATTAACAGCAACACGCATTCGCTCCTCCAGCAACAACCGACTAAAGCTATAACCTTCATCCTTAAGTTTTCGCTTCAACAAGCTTTCGCTCATATGCAATTGTAATGCAATCACACCTAGCATCCAGCCTGCCGATATGTCGGTCTGAATTATAGCCCTTACTTTACAGCTGATATTATTTACAGCACCGGACAAAAATAATGGCAGACGCCTGTCTGTTGCAAATAAGGAGATACATGAAAATGCGGTTATAACAGAGAAATCCTTCAAAGTATCACTGGATTCACTATGCTGGGTTATTAAAGCCTCCGCCAGTTCCGTATTGTAAATATCAGACATCAAATAAAGAGGCATTTTTGTCGGTGTATACTCCGTCAGTTCACACACCCTTTCCAGATACTGATTGACGACGCTGTTACTTATATCTGCCATTTTCACTCTGTCGGCATAAGCACAGAAAAGCCCTCTTATATTTCTGGCAACAAGCATAACACTTCCGGCATCGAGTGAAACTTTTTCTTTTTCAAGAAAAATATCTATCGGATAGCGAATCAGGACCACAGAGCAGGCAACATCCATTTTGAATTAACCTGAGCAAAAAGACTTAATACCAGTATATTCCAAAAATGGCATTTTGGGAGATTACTTCTGCAAACCGCTCCCGCTAAATACATCCCTGATTTCCTGCGCAGTCTGTTCAAAACGCCCGGTATCCAGCTCAACGCCAGTTGCACGACGCCCCAGCGCCATCGCTGCTTTAACTGCCGAACCCTACCCCATGAAGAAATCTGCAACCAGGACACCCGGCAGAAGGGAGACTACAGCCCGCAATTCGAAAAAGGCCACGCTATTGCGCAGAGTGATTACTGTCGGGTATTATTCGCCAGTTGAAGTATTACTTCACGTTTTATTGTTTATTCCTTGCCGCCCGCGTCTCCCAGCGCGGGCTTTTTTTGTCCATAAGAAAGCCCCTCCGGAGAGGGGCTGAAGCCGCATTTCTGTATCACCATGAGCATGGTGCCGGGTGCCTCCCGGTGAGTTCAGCCCGGTGACACCAAACCCGCGTATTCTCGCTTACGATCATCAAAGAGATCATACCGTTCACCAGTCGCCCCTCCGCACAGGGGGATTCACCATGCGAAATTTTTTTAACAAATGCCCAGTCTGACAGGCAACTGTCAACTTACTGAATTGTGAGGAATTTAACACTTCACAGCACAATATCTTTCCAGCACCCCAAAATCATCTGGACAGGAGAAAATCTTCTCCCCAGTCAGAGTTTAAAATCCAGCACGCCATTTCTAAATGCTTTATATACTCCTGAAGACGGTGGTGATGGTATATCAGCATTCTTTACTGCATTCATCGCTTCACAACATAAATCAGGATCACCGCTTTCTCTTTTAACCTGTAGCAGAAGACCATTCGGGGCCATATACATTCTCAGTGAGCACTCTTTTCCTGAATACTTACTCGCATCCTTTAACTGTTCTTCTATGGCTTTCCTGACCTGAATGGCATACTGCCGGATTTCTTCACTGGCATCAGGGGTACGTTCCGATGAGCTCAAATTTTGCGACTTTATTAATTTATCTGAGTGATACAGAGAAGCATCATAATTATTTGTCGATACATCTTTTGTGCAGCCAGTTGTCAGACTGGCTAATATCAAAACAAGAACCGGTACAGCACGGCAATACATTTATCCATCTCCATATTAACAAGAACAATTATCTATAAAATATAGTAAATATGCGGGATCCGGGAGGACTTGTAACTATCATCTCCGGATCAGCATGTAGTTTTTATTTTTCCGGATGATATATGCCGCAATAATACCCCTGCATACAGATGCCTGCAAATATCTACGAAGCATCCGGCGAGAATAAACAAGGAAGTCTGAGGCTATCTTATATGATAGCCTGTTGCTCAAAAGACAATGATTCACTCATCAGAACCAACAACGCATAATGCAGATAATGGACCGCCATCGAGGACTCGAACCCCGCGCAGCCAGCTTCGAAGGCTGGCGCTCTATCCCGATGAGCTAATGGCGGTATGTGATATGGTGGCCCTTGCTGGATTTGAACCAGCGACCTGGCGATTATGAGTCGCTCGCTCTCACCACTGAGCTAAAGGGCCGGGCGCAGGATAATAACGGTACGTAACTAATCCTGCAATATCATCCATTCTGACTGACTAAATCCTGAACTTCCCTGACCGTCTGCTCAAAACGTTCAGTCTCCAGCTCAACGCCAGTTGCACGACGCCCCAGCGCCATCGCGGCTTTGACTGTCGAACCCGACCCCATGAAGAAATCTGCAACCAGGTCACCCGGACGACTGCTCGCACTGATTATCTGCTGCAGCATTTCTGCCGGTTTTTCGCACGGATGTTTCCCGGGATAGTACTGCACCGGTTTATGCGTCCACACATCCGTGTACGGCACCTGCGCAGTTACGCCAAAATACCGCCGCAGATGCTTATATTCACTCTGCAGTTCCGCATACTGCCGGTTAAGTGAAGTATACGTCTCCAGCAGCTGGTGGTGGGGCTTTTCCAGTTCACCGCGCTGATGCTTCTCTTCTGCCACCCGGGCAAACAACGCCTGTAATTTCAGATAATCGCTTTCGTTCGGTAGCTGCCACTGACTGGCACTGAACCAGTGCGACACTATGTTTTTCTTTCCTGTGGCATCCACTATCTGTTTTGCCGTTATCCCCAGGGCAGCACGCGCATCACGAAAGTAAGCAATCAGCGGTGCCATCACATGCTGTTTCAGTGCCCTGCCCTTCGCCTCATACCCGGCATCTTTCGGACGATACGGCCCCTGATAATGTTCCGCGAACAGAATGCGCTCTGTGGCGGGGAAATACGCCCTCAGGCTTTCCTTGTTGCACCCGTTCCAGCGTCCGGACGGCTTCGCCCAGATAATATGGTTCAGCACACTGAAGCGTTCACGCATCATGATTTCGATATCAGATGCCAGGCGATGGCCACAGAACAGGTAAAGACTTCCGGCAGGTTTCAGCACCCGCCAGAACTGCGCCAGACACTGGTCCAGCCACTTCAGGTAATCATCGTCGCCCTTCCACTGGTTATCCCAGCCTTCAGGCTTCACTTTAAAGTACGGCGGGTCCGTGACTATCAGGTCAACAGAATTTTCGGGTAACGACCGGATAAACTCCAGGCAGTCGGCGTTGATTAACTCACAACTGGATATTTTTACAGTATTAAGCATGGATCATTAAGCCTGTCTCTGATAGGCTCATTCTGCTTTTGCGCAAAGCAGATGGGCCTGAGGTTTGCTTGTGACCCCAACGCATGAGCAGATGGCTGGTGAGTGCCCCTAACACCCACCAGCCGCCCATTTACCACAAATAAAAAAGCCTTCAGAACAGAAGGCGTCTGTAACAACCGAACTGATAGTCTGCCAGACCCGCCATAACAAGCTGGGTCAGTATTAGCTGGCAGCGTTCGCGTGAAAGGTACGTATTCTGTGCAATCTCCCCGACAGTCGCCGGTTCGGTGGCACTTAATTCATTAAAAACCACTCTGGCGGTTTCGGTCATATCCTGCTGTTTCAGCATGTCTTTTTCCCTTTTCCGGTTAACGTGACACACCAATAACTCTTGTCGAAAAAGCCAGCAAGCTGAAAGACCGGTATTAATAACCACCTGCACATTTTATGTACTGCACCATTTTTCTGGCATAAAAAAACCGCTCAATGCCGGGCAGTAAAATCTTTATTACTCAGGAAATTTTAACGTACTCTGACAGTATTAATTTCAAAATCATTAATATTTCCGCTATTAAATATAACGAATTTCTTACCCCCACTCCTGTATGATTTCGATAACACCAGACGATCATCATAGCGCGCAATAATGTAATACCATACATTCTCATAGTGGACCGCCTGATATTCCCTCTTAAACTGTGGTTTGTACCAACCGGCAATAAGAGAGAATGCCCAGAAATAAATCATAAACCCAGCCATCATGAACTCAATTCGGTGATGGCGAATAACAGACATTTCCGAAAAACATTTGACTGAAACAAGTCTTCTTCCAGACCTGACAAAAAGCGTGATTGCAAAGGCAGCAAGAACGCAGAAAATCAGTACATCTGGCTCAACATGCTGATGAATTACAGAAAACTCCAGAACAGGTGGAATAAAAAGCAGCAATATCGCGAGAAAAAGCCGGATAAAACTCAAATTTTGTATATTGCGCTTTTGTTTTATGCCCAAAAAGAAAACAATACCAACTCCCCATCCAATAAGGAATATAACAATAACTGTCACAGCATAAAACAAACTTCGTGCTACATCATCGACACCAGCCCCGACAACCCACCATGGAAAGCCATAGTAAAATGAAGTACCCCATCCATAGAAATAAGCGCTCCCCCATCCGAGACAGCCCATATAAGCGACAAAAAGTGAAGAGTTTCTGAGCAGAGCACTGTCATCCATAGTAACACCATTAACAACTCAAAAATATCAACACACATTACATAACAAATTGGATTCCATGCAGTCAAGGGGCGTCATTGATGGAGAAAGTATTGGCACAATCGTCATCACGTTTAATGTCTATGCCATTTTTTGGGGGGTAAAAAACCCGCTCGGTCACGGGTTTTAGTGGCTTTGCCATCACGTATAATAACGGCAAAATATCAGATTTACACGAAATATATGCCTTTTTGTCTACTTTTGCAATACTTTGCTATGAAAATGCCGCCTTTTGTTTTGAACGAGTTCCCTCCACCAACAATAAAGCTTCACTATCCAGCCGATGAAAAATGTGTTTCATTGCAACCCAGTGACCAGTAAATGTCTTGGACCAGTTTTTGGTTGTTACTCCCACCAGTAACGCCAGTTCCTGGTATTCGTAACCTTCCCCACCAAAAAGCTCAGCTTTTACCGCCTGCGCCGCCAACCAGATCAACGTCTTCAGGCGCACCAGAGTTTTTCCTGCAATTTTTCTGGTACCGGATTGAGCATTAAATTCAGTCCACGCCCACTGCGTTATCGCGATCTGATGCTCCCAGCAAATGCTACCGCTGTAACACCACAGCAGCCAGGCTTTATGATGTTCTTCAAGAGACAGAACGGCGCGTCGCCATGATGATGTCGAAAACTCAACCGGACTGACCAGGGCAATTGATGAGCCTTTCGCCAGTGATTGTTTACCCGGGATCGGGGGATTATCCCGCGTGATCATTTTTCCGGTTACCTCATCGCGGTAACGAATTTTTTTGCGTCTGTAACGCCCTGTATCGAACAGGGCATTTTCCTGCCAGACTTCCAGCTGGCCTTTTGTCGACCCACTAAGATCCGCAGTGGCAATCATGAGTTGCTCACGAACAAACTGTAAATACTGGTTATTCATGCACACCCACCTCTGTAATTCTTATCTCCAGCCGTCCACCAGATACTGGCTTGCCACGTACAATATTGATTTCATCAAACTGCTCATCGTCCATTAACATTCCTGCATGCGTCAGCGCATCCAGCGGCGCTTTCAGAAAATTGTCCAGGTCACGACGACGCTTATCCGGTGGCTCTGCAATAATTTTTATTGCCAGCCGTCCGGACAGTCTTAATTTCAGCCGCTGCTGGCGAACAATAAGCGCCACTGCCCGGCGATAACGCTCCCCGGCTTTTGATACAAAATATGTGCTGCCACGGCGTCGCCAGTAAGTGTTCACCGTCGGCGGGTAAGGTAAAACCAAATCTATGAGCATCAGTCACCTCTTTTACCCGAGCACGCCAGTCGCAAAGGCGTGATCAAGAAAACGAAAAATTAACTCAATCTGAGAGCCGTACTTTTTCTCAAACTCCTGCGGGTCTGCATGAAGTTCGTTGTGGTGCTCCCGGCACAACGGTAGCGTGAAAATATCGTGGGCCTTTGTTCCCATTCCCCCCTGACCATGACCAATCAGGTGATGCGGATCGTCAGCTGGCTTACCACAACACGCACACGGCTGTGTCTTTACCCAGCGCGTGTATTTCTCATTAACCCAACGGCGACGTTTAGGCCGCCTCATGAACGATTCAGGAGACTCCGGATCAACGGCGATACTGACAACCGTTTTTTTCTGTGGTGGATTTTGTTGCTGGTGGACGTGAAGTGGCAGCGCAATATTTTTTGTGCGCTGCTTCAGTATGCTGATGGCTGTCTGTTCTCCCGGTACGATGTCACTCTCACGGTATACGGAGCGGATTTTTTCCGCTGGTAATCCCAGCGAACAACGCGCTACTGCCTCAGGTAGTGCATCCACCACCTGATTGCAGGCCGCCCACCAGGATAATTCGGCCAGCGATAACTCCCTCTCCTGCGTACCGCTTATTGCGTGACGGATGACGTCAATCATCCAGGCAACCAGATTCTGCTGAGCAAGTTGATCGAGTGATTCTGATGTCTGGTCGCGCAGCTGGTTGTCACAGTGCCAGCACAACACCATCGCGCCGGTACCATAACGGTGAATGACGGTTTCGCTGTGATGATAATCGCCGTGTGGCCACTGGCAGGATTTCACGTGACGTAATAACCAGTCAGACAGTGCACCTGCACCACCTGCTGCACGAATAACCCGCTCATCGCTGAAAAATGGCAGTAATGTTTTATCCTCTGCCAGCGGCTGGCGAACGGCAGGAACGACTCCGGACGGCAGACCGCGCATGTTTTTCGGTTCCGGCTCCACCAGCACCCTGCCGCAATGAAAAACAGGCCGTGATTCGCGTCCAGGCTTAAGGACCACCAGGCCAAGTTCCGGCACCAGAACAGGTCGAAGTAATACCCGCACGTTACCTCCAGATACGTTGCTGGAATGTGCGGGACGGACGCGGTGGATGTTCGGAATAAGGGAGCCTGACAGAGATTATCCAGTGACGATAATCGAGGCTGATGGCTTTCTTAACCTCGTATCCGCGCCTGCGGTAACACTGAATCAGCCATTCGGCCTGTTCTTCAGTGCATGGGGGATGCTGGTACCAGTCGGTTTTAAATACGTGCGAATGCCGCCCCCGCTTAATGGCCGGGACGGCTTCAGAATTGTGGGATTTTATACGTTGCGCCATCGGGTTCTCCGGTGACACAGCAGGTGCCAGTTGTTCAGGCCGGCGTGCGAATTGTAAACCAGAATGCCAGGAAAAAACAAAACCCGCAGAAGCGGGTTAAGTGCGGGTGCGTTGAGGATGCCTGACACATCAGAGGTGGCGAGGGATTTCTCCCTCGCCGGGTCTCTTACTTCTCAGATTCGTAAGCTGTGAAGACAGCGACCTCCGTCTGGCCGGTTCGGATTCGTACCTCGCAGAGGTCTTTCCTCGTTACCAGTACCGTTACAACGACGGTAATACAGATGACGATCAGGGCGATTAGCATCGCCTTTTGCTGCTTCATAGCCTGCTGCTCCTTGCCTTTCGGCGCATAAAAGGCTAATCTAAGTGTGCAAGTCATAGATATGGCCTCAGATTAATGTTAAGCGTCCTGCAAGACGCATAATGTTAACTGGGGCTTTTCTCTGTCTGCCTTACGTCGGCATGCCCGAGGCAGACAGCCTCAAGCACCCGCAGCAATTCTACTTAACTCTTCTTTCCCCGCAAACCGTTTTTATCCCCAGCGGCAAATCGAATACA